GTGCGCTTCTCGACGATGCTCTCGCTCAGCTCGAGGATGCGGGCCACGTGGGGCCAGCGGGGCCGCAGCGAGGAGGACGCCCTGGCGCCTCTCGTCTCGTGCGACCTGCTGATCATCGACGACCTGGGCACCGAGCGCCTGGAGGGGCGCGTGCTCGAGGAGATGTTCCGGCTGGTGGACGGCCGCTACGGCCACGAGGGCGCCACCATCGTCACGTCCAACTGGCGGCCCAGCGAGCTGGCGCAGCGCATCGCCGAGGGCTCCGACGACGTCATGGCCGAGAAGGTCGTGGCGCGCCTGGTGGAGATGTGCCCGCCCGTGGAGTGGCACTACCACGACAGGAGGCTGGGCTGATGGCCGAGGTGCGCGTCTGGTGCGAGGACGGCGTCTGGAAGGCACGTCGCTACATGGGCGTCAACGCCGCCACGGGCAAGGCGAGGCGGCCCAAGGTCGTGCTCCGCGGTGCGACCTGCGAGGAGGAGGCCAGGGCGATGGCCGAGGAGTGGTCGGCCACTCTTGACCACCTGTCCCTCTCGCAGGCACTGGCCTGGTACGTCAGGCAGGTCGACGACTTCGGCTCGTACCGCGCCACGTCGGGCTCGAGGGCCAACACCTCCGACGCCTACGCCGGCGACATGCGCAGGGTCCTGCAGGTGATGGACGACGTCCCCGTCGAGAGCGTGAAGGCTGCCGACGTGGTGCGCGCCAACGAGCGCATGCGGCGCAGGCTCAACCTCGCGCCATCCACGGTGGCCAGGGCGGACTCGTTCCTCTCGGGTGCGTTCTCGTGGCTCATGGACATGGGGATCGTGAGCGACAACCCGATGGCCGGCGTGAGGGTGCCGCGGCAGGCACGAGCCCAGGCGAGGCCGCTGCCGGACGCGGCCGTGCTGGCCATCGACGCCGAGGCCGACGCAGCCCTGTCTTCGGGCGGCCGCACGAGGACGGACGTCAGGAGGCTCGCGTGCGCCACGGCGGCGTGGCTGGCGCTGCGCACCGGCCTGCGCGTGGGGGAGGTCTGCGCGCTGCGAACGTGCGACCTCAGGGCGTCCGTGGGCGACCTGCAGGTGTCCGGGACCGTGGTCGAGCGCGGCGGCGTGCGCAGACAGGGGATGCCCAAGTCGGCGTCCGGCAGGCGCAACGTGGCCATCGGCCCCGAGGTCGTGGAGCGCCTCCGTGACGTCATGCGCGTGGAGCAGACGCTCGTGGGCGAGCTGGGCGGGGACGACCCGCTCCTCACCTGGACGGGCGGCTTCATGAGGCCGAGCGCCGTGAGCCGGTGGCTGTCGTCCAGCAGGGAGCGGCTGGGGCTCCCCAGGTGGGCGAGGTTCCACACACTGCGCCACACGCACGTCTCGCACCTCATCGCCGCGGGCGTGGACATCATGGTCATCAAGGAGCGCCTGGGACACCAGGACGTGGCCACGACGCTCCGCAACTACGGCCACATGATGCCGGGGCGCGACAGGGTCGCCGCCGACGTCACGTCGGCGGGCCTCGGCGTGTGGCCCGCGAGTGGCCCTGCGCAAAACTGCGCAGAACTACACAACTCTCAACAGGGCAGCTCAGCGACTGTGCTATGAAGCAGCGGTCGCCGCCGCGACGGATAAGAACTGACTATGCAGAGAAGGGAAGAGAAGGACATGATCTACGCAAGCCTGAGGGACCACATCGAGGGGTCGTGGGATGAGATCAAGGCCGAGTGCGAACGCGCCGGCATGGACGAGGATGGCATGCGCCGGGTCGAGAACGCCTACAAGGGCCTGGCGTGGGACACGGTCATGGCCAACGCCAACGGGAATGCCGCCGAGGAGGACCTGCGCAAGCGCTTCCCTGCGACCTACGACGAGTGGAGCCGGACCTTCGTCACGTCCCCGACGTTCCAGAAGACCATGGCCGAGTACGAGAGCAAGTGCTGGCCGTTTGACGAGGACGAGGAGGGCTAGTCATGGCCCTGAGCGAGAAGGACATGGGGGGCTACGGCTGCCTCTTCCTGGTATTCGAGGTCCTCATCGTGGTCTGCTCGGCCATCGCCGTGGGCATCTTCTATGGCGCGGGCTGGGCATTCGTCGTGCTGGCCGCCGCCTGTGCGGCCAAGTTCGCGACGACCCTGGTCAGCTGCTTCGTGAAGGCGTGCTCCGACGAGGAGGACGCATAAAAGAAGGGACGCCCTCCCACGAAGGACGCCCACGGCAAACAGGCATTCTAGCGCATGGGAGGGCACATGGGAGCGAGGGACTTCTTCGAGTCGGTGCGTGACGCCGCGATCGAGGCCGACAGGACCGAGCGAATGCTGCTGAGGATGGAAGCGCGCGAGGGCATGCGCGGCGGGTCGGTGGGGCCGCACGGCTCAGGCGGCACGCACGACCCGATGTCGGCCACGGACGCGCGCGTCGACATGGAGCGGCTCTGGCGTACGAGGATGGAGCGTGACTACGAGCTGGTGGACGTGGCGGCCCGGGTGCTGTACGGGCGTGGCCACGACGGCGACGGGGGCGTGGCCGCCCTTCTCGGCACGAGCTACGCCGACCTGCTGTGGTGGCGCTACTGCTACGCTGGCACCTGGGAGGAGGCGGCCAGGGCCAGCGGGTGGAGCGAGTCTCAGGCGAGGCGCGTCGCGGTCTGGACGGCCTTCGACTTCATGGACGCCAACGGCCTCACGCCCACCATCGAGGGCATCGGCCTTGCTTAAACTCCGCCGCTCACTACCGCCATTACCGCCGATTACCGCCCACCACCGCCAGAATTTGTGATATAGATAGGGTGCGCGAAAGGCGCGAGGGGGTCCCGGTCCAGCCGAGGCCCCCTCGCCTTTAGGTGTGTGTGGTGCGCCCCACGAGCGAAAGGTCTGACGATGAGTGATGACCAGCTAGGTCATGTGAACGTCGAGGTGACGTTCGACGGTGACGAGCGATACGGCGAGCTTCTGGCCACGCTCGACGAGGTGGCCGACCATGTCAACAAGGCGAGGGAGCTGCTCGAAGGCCTTGCGTCCGTCGAGCTGTCCCCGCGCCTGATCACCCGTTGTGACGCGTCTGACGGCGCCTAGCCCTGGTCCTCCATGTCCCTGCGGATGAGGTCCTTGAGGTACTCGGCCTTCTTGGGCTGCCGCTGGATGTGCTCGTAGAGGTCCATGTCCTTGGGGTAGAACCTGAGGGAGAACGTCTTGGTGTGCTCCTTGACGTACTTCGCGTTTGCCTTGAGCTGTGCCTCGCTTGCCATGTCCCTGTCCTTCCGTGCGTATGCGATGAGGTATGATGATGAAGGAGGTCCCCGCCCCGTTTACCTCCTTTCTCTTGAAGGAACGGGGACCTGTTAACGGGCTAACGCTTCCGGACTGTCAGGCGAATGACGATCTTCCGGAGCGTTAGCTCAATTAGTACCTTCATCCCTACCTCCTTTCCTGTGTCCCGCAGGAGGTCTTCCCTCCTGACACCTATAATATAACACATGTGTTATACTCTTGCAAGCGAGAATCTTAAAAAACTTGCAGGTAGATGGGGAAATCTTGGGGGTGCCATGGCCGCCAGGAACGGGAGTAGCAGGTGCAGCAACGGCAGCGCGCGGCGCAAGGTGCTGCGCTGGCTCAGGGCGCAAGGGCGCCCGTGCCACATCTGCGGGCAGCCCATCGACTACGGCATCACCGACGCCAACGACCCGCGGCACTTCGAGTGTGACGAGCTGCTGCCCGTCTCGCTCGGCGGCTCTCCGACCGACCGCGCCAACGTCGACGCGGCCCACAGGTTCTGCAACCAGTGGCGCGGCAACAGGATGCAGTGGTCGCGGCTCGAGGCGAGGGCGGCCCTCGCACGGGCCGTCGCGCGCCGCATGCCCGCCGCCCTGCCGCCCCACGGGCGCACCGCGCCGCCCCGCAAGGCGGCAGTCAGGCACTCGCGCGAGTGGTGAGCGGCCTTCACGATTACAAAACCGCAGGTAAAACGCACTGGCTGACCTGCGGTTTTTCAAAATTCGTCGTCGGGTGACCCGGGGGGCACCCCCTCCCCCTCCCCCGGGGCTACCCCCGCGGCATTGAGCCTTTTTTTCAGACGGGGTGATGCGGGTGTCCAAAAGGAAGGGCCGCGAGCGCCGTCCGATGTCCCCATTGGAGCGGCGCTACGTCGAGGAGAACGCCAACCGCCTCTCGGTGAGGAAAATTGCCTCTGAGCTGGGGCGACCCACCTCGACGGTGGGCGTCTGGGTCAAGGATGCAATCAGCAGCGGGGTCGCGATGCCGGCCGGCCGCGAGGGTGTCCAAAAGGCGCCCGTGGCAAAGGTCGCGGAGGGCGCATCCCCGATGGGCAGGCAGGAGCGGCTCGCGGAGGTCCGCGACAGGCTCCACGACCTCATGCTCGCGTGCGACCAGCCGAGGGACTTCGTGGCGGTGAGCCGCGAGTACCGGGCGACGCTCGACCAGATCGGACAGGACGAGGGGAGGGGCGCGGGTGTCGACGGCAACCCTGGAGGCAACGACGACGGTCTCGCCGAGCTCCTCAGGCTCGCCTGAGTTCCCGCCGCCCACGGCACACGTGGCGAGGGATGGCGCGTGCAGCCTGCTTCCCCTCGTCGAGAAGGTCGCCTCGATGGCCGGCGTCACGCTGCTCGCCTGGCAACGTGCCGTCGTGGCCGAGTGGACGGCGCTCACCGCGCCGCTCAGCCAGGGCGGCAAGTTCGTGCACCACAAGTGCGGCCTGTCGGTCCCGCGCCAGAACGGCAAGAGCGACGCGATCCTGTTCGTGGCGCTCACGTTGGCCGCTCTGGGCTACAAGGTCCTCTGGACCGAGCACCGCTACTCCACGGCTGTGGAGATGCTCAGGCGCCTGCGCGGCACGCTGGGCCACAGGCCCGACGACCCGCACGCGCCATACCCGGCGCTCAACGCGCTCGTGCGAGACACGAGCAGCAAGACGGCCCAGGAGGCCTTCTTCCTCAAGGGCGGTGGGTGCATCTGCCTCTCGACGAGGACCGAGTCCGTGAGCCTGGGCTTCAGCTTCGACGTAGCCTTCTTCGACGAGGCGCAGCTCCTCACCGACGGCCACATGCAGACGATCCTCCCGACGATGACGTCGGGCGCCAAGCACAACAGCCTTCGCGTCTTCACCGGCACGCCGCCCAGGGCGGGCATGGCAGGCGAGACGTTCTACCGCCAGAGGGAGGACGCGCTCTCGGGCACGTCCTCGTTCTGCTGGTGGGAGTGGGGCGTGGACGAGGTCGGAGACATCTACGACGAGTCCAGGTGGTGGGACGTCAACCCGGCACTCTCGGCCGGGCTCGCCGACGTCACCGCCATACGCGAGGACCTGCCGCCATCGATGCTGCCTGTCTCCTTCGCCCAGGAGCACCTGGGCTACTGGCTGCCGGGTACGACGGCCCAGACGGCCATGTCAAAGGGCGAGTGGGCGTCGTGCGCCGTCGCTGACGAGGAGGCGGCCGCCATCGAGGGCATCACGTCGTATGGCGTGAAGTTCTCGCCTGACGGGCTCTCGTGCGCCCTCAGCGCCTGCGTCAGGCCGCGCGACGGCTCGAGGCCTCTCGTGGAGCTCGTGGACGTCTGGGACGTGACGTGCGGCAGCGGCCCGGTCATCGACTGGATCGCGTCGCGCACAGGCAGGTTCGCGTGCGTGGCCATAGACGGCAAGGGCGGCACCGCGACCCTCGTGCAGGGCCTGAAGGACGCCGGTGTGAGGGGAAAGCGCGCCGTCGTGGCGTGCACGCCTGCGGAGATGCAGGCGGCCTCCGGCATGTTCCTCGACGCCGTGAGGTCGCGCGGGCTCGCCCACATCGAGGACGAGGCGCTCTCAGAGAGCGTGTGCGGCTGCGTCCGCCGCGCCATAGGCGCCAACGGCGGCTTCGGCTTCGGGGACGGCCCCGAGGCGTCGAGCGTCGCCGTCGAGAGCGCCGCGCTCGCCCTCTGGGCGGCGCGCACTACGAGGAGAGACCCCGAGAGACACATGGAGGTCAACTTCTGATGGCAGACGAAAGCATGAGGCTCCCCGAGGCCGTCGCCGCGGCAATTGGCCTCGAGGACGTGGACCGTGGGACCATCCACGAGTTGGTGAGGGTCTGGCAGGCCCACAAGTGGCGCAACGACCTGCGGGACAGGTACTACAACGGGCACGTACGCATCAAGGACATCGGCGTCGCCATCCCCAGGAGGCTCGCCCGCCGCATCGACCCGAGGAGCGACTGGCCGCGAAAGGCCGTCATGGCGCTCGCGAACCGCTCGCGCTTCGACGGCTTCACCACGACCGACGAGGCGACCGTGTCGGAGCTCGAGAGGATCTGCGCCGAGAACAACCTCCGCGAGCTCTACCGCAAGGTGGTCATCGACGAGCTCATCCACAGCTTCTCGCTGCTTGCGGTGACGAGCGACGGCGACCCGGACGCCCCGCGCCCGCTCATCCACAGCTACCCGGCGACCTGCGCCGGCGTGACGTGGGACGACGACCTCAGGGCCGTCAAGGCCGCGCTCGTCATCCAGGCGTCACGGCTCAGGCCCGACGGCCGCACCCGCGAGCCCATCGCCATGCGCGCGTTCACGCGCGGCGCGGTCATCGACATCGTTCTCACGCCCAAGGGATGGGCGGCGGTCTACACCGAGCACTCCATGGGGCGCCCGCTCGTCGAGCCGCTCGTGCACGGACGCACCGACCTGCGACCGTTCGGGCACTCGCGCATCTCGCCGGCCGTCATGAGCATCACCGACGACGCCATCCGCGAGCAGGCCAGAAGCGAGATAGCGGCGGAGTTCTCGGCGCTGCCGCAGAAGTGGGTCGTGGGCACCGAGACGATGACCACGGGCACAGACCAGAAGAAGTACAACGCCGCCATGGGAGTCATCCTCGAGTTCACCAAGGACAACGACGGAGACCACGCGACCGTGGGCCAGTTCGCGCAGCTCTCCATGCAGCCGCACATCGACTACATGCGCAGCCTCGCCGCGCAGTTCTCGGGCGTGACCAACGTGCCGCTCTCCTCGCTCGGCGTGGTCAGCGACAACCCGTCATCCGCCGAGGCCATCTACGCGGCCAAGGAGGACCTCGTCATCGACGCGCAGAACCTCAACGACTCGAACGGCCGCGCGCTGAACGTCGTGGCCCTCATGGCGCTCGCCGTGGCCCACGGCACCGACTACGCGACCGAGCGCGCGGCGAACCTCGCCATCGCGGCGAAGTTCACCAACCCCGCGATGCCGTCCGTCGTGAGCCAGTCCGACGCCATGGTGAAGCAGATAAGCGCGCTCCCGTGGCTCGCCGACTCCGACGTGGCCCTGGAGGAGCTGGGCTACACCGACGAGAAGATCCAGCGCCTGCGCAGCGACAGGCGCAAGGCCGCTTTCCTTCAGGGCTACACGACGAGCGAGCAGTCGCGCACATAACCGCGCATTAGGTGGTGAAGATCCTTGTCGTTCATCCTCTCCTTCAGTAGGCTCCGATCCTATGCGGAGGCTCTTGACGGCGTGTATGAGACCTGCTTCGACGGGCTTGAGGGCGAACTCTCGTATTTTCTGGATGCCTACGTCTCGGCTGTAGACGAGTCGGAGAGGGCTGTTCTGAGAGACCTCATGACGGCCGCTCTTGAGACGAGGGCCGAGGCTTGCATCGTGCGATGCCAGGCCGAGGCTGACGACCTCTTCGATGCCCTCTCAGACGAGCAGGACTGGGGCGCGGTCAGCGTCGCGCATGATGTCGACCTGGGGGAGAAGTGCGAGAACACAATCAGGGGCGCTTCGGCCTACCTTTTCTCAGACGAGCCCGATGCAACGAAATTCTTTGGGAGAATCCGAGAGTTCCTGCGGCGCGAGGTGGTGAAAGCGCCCAATGACGCGATGGCCCAGAACGTGAATCGCTACAAGGAGCTTGGCTTGAGATGGGCGCGCGTGCCTTGCGGCTACGAGACGTGCGCGTTCTGCGCGATGCTTGCGGGCAGAGGCTTCGTCTACCACTCGGCAAAGTTTGCGGGCGACGGTCATGAGTATCACGCGCATTGCCGCTGCAAAGTCATCCCAGGCAAGAAGGGCACGAACGGAGTCGAAGGGTATGATCCCCGTGCTTGGCAGAGGTTGGCGGAGCGGTTCAAGGAGATTGACAAAGCAGAGGTTGCTCCGAGCCACAAGGCGGACGGCACCGCGATGACCCTCGGGGAAACTCGTGAGATGCTCAAGCGCGAGGAGATGACCGCGTACCTCAGACAGAGAGCTGACGAGCTTAGACCAAGACCCGGCAAGAGGGTGGTGAGGAGCCAGGCGCTGAAGGCTTCAGGCGGGGGTGAGGCGCGCTATCTCAAGCCGGAACAAAGCTTTGCCGTGAACGACGAGACGAAAGACATCGTAGTACATGAGGCTCTCGAGCGGTATGGTTTTGCCTTCGACATCCTGCCGGAAGATGCGCCCGGAGAGGGTCACTCAAACATCGATCTTGTAATCGGAGGAAGGCTTTGGGAGGTCAAGAGTCCCTATCAACCTGGAGATGAGAGAAAGAAGGACAAACTCGGATTTGTCTATGACAATCTTCGCAGGGCGCGATCCCAGGTTTCAAAGAGCATCGACGGGAGAAACGACGGATTCGTAAGGGTCGTCTTTAATGGAGCCTTTTGTGCGTACAGCGACGACAGTATAGGAGAGAGGATAGCGAAGGAGATGTGTGACCTCGGAATCGACCAGGTGATGCAGCTTCGCAAGGACGGATCACTAGTCCTGCACTATCTCGACGAAAAATAAGACGCCGCAAGTCCCTCACACGGGGCCAGACGACGTCCTGTTTTAATTATCGCCATCTATTTTTCTTTGTCAATAGCTCGACGTGCCAGGGTGCGCCGAGCCTACAGTTCCCCTTAGTTCAAGGGCAGAACGCCGGAGTCTGGTTCCGGAGACGGGGGTTCGACCCCTCCAGGGGAAGCCAACCGCTTGACCAAGGCCGCCGCGTGCGGCCTTTCTCATGAGCCGCCGGGGGCGTCGTGCCCGGAGTGACAACCCGGAGAGACGGGGCAGACGACCGCGAGAGCGCGGGCAGAGACGACCGCCAGGGGCGGGAAGGGAGCAGACATGGGGAACGACGTGACCGAGACGGCGGAACAGAGGACCTTCACCCAGGAGGAGGTCGACCAGATCGTCGGCGAGCGCCTGGGCAAGGAGCGCTCCAAGTACTCGGACTACAAGGTGCTGAAGGAGAAGGCCGCGCGCCTCGACGAGCTCGAGGAGGCGAGCAAGACCGAGCTCCAGAAGGCGCAGGACGCCGCAGCCGCCGCGCAGGCGGAGCTGGAGCGCTACAAGACGCGCGCGGAGCGTGCCGAGATCGCCCAGCGGGTCGCGCAGGACAAGGGCGTCCCGATGTCCCTCATCACGGGCTCCACCAAGGAGGAGATGGAGGCGTCCGCCGCCGCGCTCCTCGAATGGAAGAGGCCGCCCGCGGCGCCCAAGGTGACGAACCCCGGCGCGCGCGACACGGCAGCCGGCGATGAGAAGAAGGACGCCCGCAGGAAGATGGCGAGCCTCATGTTCAGCGCCGACGAAGAGTAACGAGACGAAAGGAGCCAATAATGGCATCTCTCACAACCACCAGCATCAGCCTGCCCAAGGACGTGGCGGGCCTCATCACCACCAAGGCGCGCGACCACTCGGTCATCCAGACCCTCAGCGCGTCCACGCCCTATCTGTTCCGCGACGTGGACCACATGATCTTCACCGACGAGCCCGAGGCCGAGTTCGTGGGCGAGGGCGTGGCCAAGTCCCCCGCCGAGGTCGGCCTCGACCCGGTCTCCGCCGGCATCCACAAGGCTCAGGTGACCGTGCGCATGTCCGACGAGGTCAAGTGGGCCGACGAGGACAACCAGCTCCAGATCGTCGACCAGATCGTCGCCGCCTCCGCCGCCGCCGTGGGCCGCGCCCTCGACTACGGCATCTTCCACGCCGTCTCGCCCCTCTCGGGCGAGGCCGTGGAGGGCATGACCGCCCTCACCGCCGGCGCCGTGTCCGTCACGGCCACCGGCGACGCCGCCGCCGACCTCGACAGCCTCGTCGACGCCGTCAACGAGGACTACGACGTCTCCGGCATCGCGCTCTCCAAGACGTGGGCCAACGCCCTGCGCAAGATCCGCGTCGAGGCCACGGGCCAGCGCCTGTACCCCGAGATCCCGCTGAACCTCAAGGCCGGCACGCTCGACGGCATCGCCGCCGCCACGTCCTCGACGGTCAACGGCAAGCGCTGCGCCACCGCCACGAACGTCCTCGCCATCCTGGGCAACTACGACCTCATCAAGTGGGGCATCGTGCGCGACCTCGGCCTCGACATCATCACCACCGGCGACCCCGACGGCCTGGGCGACCTCAAGCGCTACAACCAGGTCGCCTACCGCACCGAGGTCGTCTACAGCTGGGCCGTGCTCGACCCGTCCGCCTTCGCGGTCCTGAAGTCGGCCAGCGCCGCCAAGGCCAAGGCGTCCAAGTAAACCGCGAGCTGTGGGGGTGGTCGCATGAGCTTCGCCACCGTGGCCGAGTACGAGGCCAAGTACGGAGCCGTCGAGGACGAGGGCGTGCTGCAGGTGTGGCTCGACGACGCCACCACCATGCTCACGGCCCACCTCGGCAGCTCCTACGACCCGAAGGACGAGGCGCAGGCCGCCGCCCTCAGGGTCGTGTGCCGCGACATGGTGCACCGCGCGTTCGCGAGCGCCGCACCCGGCATCGGCGTGCAGTCCGTCTCGGCGAGTGCCAACGGGTTCAGCGAGTCCTACACCTACGCCAACTCCACGGGCGACCTCTACCTGACCAAGGCCGAGCGGCTCATGCTGGGCCTCGGCAACCAGGACGTCCGATGGATGGAGCCGTACCTGCAGGAGGAGCTGGGGGACGAGGGGGACGAGTCATGAGCGGGCCTCTCTCGCGCTTCGTCGAGACCGTGGCCGTCGAGAGGCGCACCCAGGCGGGGACCGACAGGCTCGGCAACCCCGTCTGGGAGTGGTCCGACCCCGTGGAGGTCGACGCCCTCGTGGCGCCGGCCACCTCCGACGAGATGGGCGCCGAGCGCCCGGACGGCGAGTCCGTCGACATGACCGTCGCGGTGCCGTCCACGCTCACGGGGTCGCTCAGGGGCGCTAGGGTCACGCTCAGGGGCCGCGCCA